TCTTTAGCAGCTTCTTTGGGGGCATCAGTTGAAACAGCATCGAACATGCTATCTTCGTATTGAGTGAACCCTTCTTGCTTATCAAACACAGAACCCTGAGTGTTCTCTTTAAGTTTAATAACTTGTACTTGCCGCAACCGTAGAGACACGCTGCTACCCATACCACCACTATAGGGGATCAACTCTACAAACAAGTTTACAATACTACCTGTAGTGAGTTGAAAATCATCGGGCAAAGGTTTAGTTGCAGCGTCGAATTGCTTAGGTGGGTTCTTGTAAGAAGCAGCTATCTTAGCCTTACCTACAATACCGCCATCTTCAGGCTTCTTAAACGGCATAGATAAGCCGGGCCAATCTTCTTCTCGTGCTTCTTCGTAGGCGCTAGTCATAGCAGCTAGTAGCTCTTTAGCTTGCGCTTTGTCCATCTTAAAGCTCATGCTGTATTCAGCGCCTTGGTCAGTAGCTGCACAAGGTACAGTGCCGCCCTTACCGCTCTTACCGCCTGTAGATGAGAAATGGTAAGGCTGGTCTAGTCGTGGGTATAACGCCTCCACGCCGCGTATCATAAAAGTATTTTTGCTCATATCGCTCTCGTATTAACAAGGATTAAATTGCTTTGGCTTTTGTAGCCAAGGTTAGGTATTACAGTACTACTCTTGAACGTATACTCCTTCCCCTTCAACAACGTCGAATACACTTTCAGTATTGTTGTTCTGTGAGGCGTTAGATTTAAAAACAAGTTTCACTAATTCCTTAGTGTCTGGGTCTTTCTGCGCGTGCATCGCAATTAAAATTTCATTTTCTTCCAAAGGGCGCACTGCTTTAAAATAAAGTTTAGGTATGTGTGAGTCTTCATCAAACCTAGCCTCTACAAGAACAGTAGCTATTGGCGTCTTGTTGCTATTCAAATACTTTGCAAACGCTTGCATTGACATCTTCTTTTGATCGCTACCAAAAATACTGGTAGACGGAAGGTCAAGTTGGTACACCGTATCATCAGTAAGCTCACCATCATCGTCAGTTAGCATGATCGCAATGCGTTGCCGAAACCGACACGCACGGGAGTTACCTTGTCCGGAACCTTTTATGTTTTGCTTACAATCAAAACATGTAATGTGTTGTTTACCTTCAAGAACATTCTTAGAAGGTCTCCCACTTGCATGATCGTCAGACCAACAAGTGGGTGGGTTGTGTTCGCCGGGCACGAACTGCCCAGCATAATACATTCTGGAAATTGGTGCAGTCTTTACTATTACAAGTTTTAAAACACTGCTTTCCAATACCTCCGTTTCTTTACCACTAACTACTTTGCGAAACGCATTCTCTCGAATACTTATCCGATTGATATCTGATTTTGAAGCCTCTGGTTTTAACTTAGAAAACAAGTTCTTATAGCTATCAGGCAACCCATCAGATGTCATCATCTAGCTCCGCTAGCAAGTCTTCTATTTCAGAAGGCGGTAAAACCTCACCCTCCAGTGGAACATCTGTAGCAGTTGTTTCGTGTAAGTTATCTGCGGCTTTCTCAACTGCTGCTTCATACTTACCCTTTGGTTCTTCCTTCCGCAGTGCAGCAACTACATCTTCCACACAGAAACGGTAGGTATTACCGGCCTTTATATAAGTCTCACGCGGGACGAACCCGCGCTTTACCCACTGCCTAACCGTAGACACTTTGACACCTACGTGTGCAGCTAGTTCATCCAAAGTAACGTACTTTGTATCTGACACTATTTTTTCCTCCGTACAGTTATAGTGTATTCGCTATCAGCGTTTAGACCGGGCGGTAGTTTGTCAGGATTCTCCTCAAGGAAGGTACGCATGTTGGTTTGATGAAGGCGTTTCTCCATCAAGTCCATAGCACCATGCTCCATGATAAACTTGTTCATACTCTCCCAATCAGAAGTCCAAAACTTGGTTCTAACTGATCGGTAGAAAGTACCTGTTGCAGTCCGTACTGACTCAGCGCCAGTAGATTCGCAATGTTCGTTGAGCACTTGTTTAAATTTATCCAGCTTCTCGTCGAGCGCACTAAGCTTAGTGTTCATTTCACTAGTAATAGCAGCCTTTCGATCACGGATTTTTATACAAGCGTCAACAAGACGGTCTAAACCAACTTCTTCAGCTTCGGTCATTACATCGTTCTCCTTTATATTTTAATTAGGAGGATTGATTATATGTACAGTGCTTTTACATTTCAAGTACTTCATTGTACAAATCTATTATTTTTGTATGCACATCTATTCTTTGGTCAAGTAGTTTGTATACTCTTTTCTCAACCGGGGAACCTTGTAACTGTACGACTGTACAAGGATGCTTTTGCCCAGACCGATGCACGCGTGCATTAGCTTGAGCATAAGTTTCTAGGGAAGCCACTGGCCCCCACCATACGATAGTGTTTGCTGCGGTAAGGGTGACACCATGCGCTGCGGCTTGTGGCTGTATTATTAGGACTCTGGGGTCGTCCGTGTCTTGGAATTCTTTAAACAGTTGGGTGCGCTTTGAAACACTTACGTCCCCCCGAATGATGCCGTTAGATATTTTGTCCTTAAAAAGTTTCTCAGATAGTATGTCGATGACGTGCTTAAAGGGCACAAAGATCAAAACCTTCTGGCTTGTCTCATCAATAACTTCCTTCAGTACTTTGTATCGGTTCTTGATATCAAATTCTACCGTCTCTCCACTATCGGCGTAGACTGCACCACAAGATATTTGCAGTAACTTATTCATAGTTACAGCGGCGTTTGGTGCAGTAACTTGCTCTCCAGCCGCCATTGTTAGCATGTGACTGCGTATAGCTTTGTAGTATTTGTTCTGTTGTGTTGTTAGTTCGATTTCACGCTTGGCGTACGTCATTTCTGGTAAGTCGAGGCATTGTTCTTTCGTGTACCGTATTGCTGGCTGTAATGCTGCATGTACTTTATTTACAGCATTGTCTTTAGGAACCCACTTAAATTGAGTCACTTTGTACATAACCATCTCACGGAACGCGGAGAAACTACGCGGTACAGCTAATGGGTTAATCATTTTGGCTAACCCGAAAGCATCAAGGGGGGACTGAGCAGCAGGAGTACCCGTCATCATCCACACCCATGTGTCGGGTTTTATTATTCTGTTAAGTACTTTCCAGCGTTTTGAATTTGCGTTCTTATAATGTGTGGCTTCATCTACAATTATTAGATCGTACTCGGCCATCTGTATATGATCTTCTACTATCTCGACGCCATCATAGTTAATAATCACAAAGTCTGAGTCGCCTGAGATTATTTTACGGCGTTTATCTTTTGCTCCGTGCGCTATATCCACACTACGGTGCATAGCGAAGGTAAACAGGTCAGCCCTCCATGCAGAATCCATAATCGACAAAGGGCAAATAATCAGTACTTTGTTAATAACCCCTTGTTTGAGTAAGAAGTCAGCAGCCCAGATAGCAGAGGCAGTTTTTCCTGTACCTTGTTCGTTAAAGCAAAACGCTTTCTTATTTAGTGTAAGAAAGGATGATGTAGTCTTTTGATGCTCGAAAGGTTTGTATCGGCCCGGCCAATCGTACTGACCTAGTATTGGGGACGGTACATTCTTGACGTTAAGATTGCGTAGCACTCGTGCTTCGTCTACACCCCACTTAACTAGGACTTCGTTGTTGCCGAGATCACGGCTAGTCGGTATGGCTGTTGTAATTCTTTGGGGGTCACGAACCCGCAGGCGTAAACCCCTGTTATCAACTACTCGCATTTAAGTTACCCTACTAGTTTATCTGGATACTTAGCAGCCATTGCTAGAAGTTCGTTTCTATTTTCAATGGCTTCCGGATGATCACCAGTAACGCAGAGGCTCCTTAAATCTTCTTCTGGGCTGTATTTTAAGTTGTAACCTCTAGGGTACGCACCCTCTACGGTACAATGGGAAGACCTATGCCCTTCTCCCCCACTTAGTCCGTGGTAATGCCTGCCTCCGCATTCTTCGCACACAAAGACATATTGTCTGCCACGTATGTAACAATTTACTGTAGGTATTTCGTCTTGCATCTCATCATTCTCCAGTTTATTTCTTTTTCTTTTCGCGTTTACTAGTTTCAGAAACTAATCGCCCTTTAGAGTCTCGCTTGAACGATCTGTTCTTGGACTTGCTTTCTATCTTAGTTCCATGAGAGTTCTTGCCACCTTTGCTCAGTGCTTTCTTGTGGCTAACGTCCTTGCCCTCTCGCTTGTCGGCTTTGCCGTTCTTGTTTTTATCCACACCTTCCTTGTCTATCTTACGCCGTGCACGCTGCCGCTCCATACGATCAGCATGTTCACCACGCTTCTTCTGTTGCTCGTACTCCTTTTTATACGGACGTTTCTTTTTTGTATACGGCATCACCTTCTCCCGTTATGAGGACACTCTAGTATAATGCAATGAGCCTTGCACAATCCAGTGGGTCTCGGATTCCATACATCAGTTACAAGGGTCTTTTCTAAAATCCCATATTTGGTTAACCACTTCTCCCACAACTTTGATTCGTCTTTTCTTTCGTAGGTTTGTTTAATTAACTTGTTACACACAACGAACAACAACCCGGCTTTTACTGTATGTATCTCAGGGAAGTGTTTGAATACACACAGGGTCATAAGCTCCAACTGCCCTACGTCAGCGTACTTGGCAGATTTACCCGTCTTGTAATCAAAAACTCTGGCTACCCCTGCGTCTTTATCCAAAATAATTAAGTCAGCTACGCCTCGATACCAAACATCATCAGCAAAAAACTCACAAGGTTCCAAGTTTGACGTAATGCCCATCTTGTATTCACAGAGCTTCTCGCCCGACATCGCCAACAACTTATCTAATACGTTTTGTGTGTAATCAAATCGTGGGTCTAGTTCGCTAACTACCCCACCTACGTAATCCTCCGCTGCCTTGTGGTACTCATTACCGTACCGCATTGCTTCAGTATTGAAGTTTTCTTCGTAGTCCTTTGCTACCTTCAGGTGGTAATACTTTTTCGGGCATTGCTCAAAAGTCTTTAGGCTACTGAAAGACCATGCTGTTCTCGTACCCATTCGATACACTCTCCATAATTCTTCCCGATTTCCACATCCCCACGGACGGGTAGACCAGAGGCCCATTCGGGGACAAAAGCCATACAGGAATCTATGTAATTACAAGCTTCAATAACTTGTTCGTCAGGGACACAGCATACCACAGAGTCGTGGACTGTTAGCAAAATCCTATACTTCTTTTGTATTTCCAGCATTTGTTCTGCCATTACACAACGCGCTATGGCTTGGCATACATTTTCAATAACTTTGCCGCCGTATATTTTTATGTAACCCATGCGGGTTTTGTAGGAATACTGTTCCCTACCATCTTCATCTAACTCCATCTTAAGTTTGTTGTAATACATACTAAGACCTGACGGTAACTGGATGGCGTTTTCCTTTGGTAGAAGTTTTAGAACGCCTTTCTTACCTACCGTTGTTATGGCGTTGCCGTGCAGACATCCCAGTGCGGTGTTAGCCGTTCGCCACAATTTAGTGATCTTGCTGTTGGCACTACGGTACACCCCCACAATGCGACGACATTCTTTCTCGTCAACTTCTACACCAAATGTTTTCAATTGTTCTCGGAATCGTACAGCG